CATAGAAAAATCTGTACCACGAACACCTATCGTTGCTGTAGGTGTTGTTATTACAATGTCTTGTCTTGATGTTTTAGCAATTTGTCCTGACGCATATTTTATTGTGCCAAGTTTTGCTGATAGATTTAATTTACCCTTTTTAGTATTAGGGTCATATACAAATTCATCTATGATAAGTTTGCTGTGTTGGGTTACATCTACTCTGGTATCATCAACAAATAGTATGCCAACCTTACCGTTGCCTGTTTTTACTGTATCGTATTGTTCTATTGGAAGTTCTTTTTCTAATGTGATATCTGTTTTGTCACGGTCGACTACACCTTTGCCTTCTAGTTTATCAACGTTGCCAATGCTACCCCAGGAAGGGGTAGCAAAAAGCAATATTACTAGTAATATCCACTTAGTCAGTTTGGCTAATATCAATGTCATGGTTATCTCCGCTTGTAGTCAATGTAATCATATTGTCATAAACACCACTTTGTGTGATATCTACGTCAGCGATTGAACCTGTATGTGTGTGGATTAGGGTGTGTCCATTGACATCACCATCACCATTTATGTCAATTAAATAATTATTTGTGTCACCATTTACGGACAACGTTAAAATAGCAGATGTACCATCAATAGTTGAAGCAACAACGTTGCTATCACTTCCTGAGGCACCTGTTATTGTTACAGTTGCATTGGCAGCGTCAGCAGTTTCACCTATGTCGATATCTAAATCGTTTGAATTACCTACCCATACTATTGAAGCTGTGGCAGTAGCACATGAAGAATTATTTCCTGCACTATCACAATTAAAGTCGATATCGTTTGAGTTACCTGTTGTACTGAATGTTCCTGTAAACGTTGCACCATTTACATCAAACTTTAAAACGTTACTGTTACCAATTTGGTCTATATCAATTGTAGTAGTGGCCCCTATTACACTTGATGAGGTAGTTGAATTACCTACAGTATTGTTTTGTCCGTCTTGGGTAATGTCGAGGTCTAATGTAGCACCTGATTGTGTCACATAAATATCATTCGCCATTACCGGTAGGGCAAACAATACTAGAAATGCAATTATCTTAGCGTACATTTTATTACTCCTCTATTTTAAATTCCCATACTCCCTTGTCGATACCTTCATAAACTAAGTTATGTATAGCGTGCTCGATTGTAGTTCGTATGGCATAATTAACTGGCTCGTTAGTTGCGACACCAGTTTCTACTTCAAGCGCTTTTGTACTCATATCTAAAAATCTGAATACATCTCCGCCACTTGAATAACTTGCGATAGTCTTTGTTGCTGTTGTGGTAAGTATTATCTCACCTGTTTGTACTGCAACAATTCTTATCGAAACTGTTACTTGGTCTGTACGATATTGTTCATTAACACCAATGCCAAAATATCTCATACCAACACCACCACTTACTATGTTAGTGTCGTATCCTACAATACCACCCTCTACTATAAGTCCTGCAAACTTTAGAGGTTTTAATTGATTCTTTATATCACTTTCACCATCATATAATTCTCTTGTTGACCTAATCAATTGTCTTTCTTTAATTAGGTTATCTAATCCTTCTCTTTCTAAAACTATAAACCATGGGTTGTGACCACCAACTGCTCTAAATCCATTGATAACCCAAACTTCAGGTCCTTGTGTTACGGCAGTTGACAGTTGACTAAATTTTGTGTTAGGTTTTCTTTGTCCTGTTTTGTCAGGAAAGTTATACACAGCAATTGTAATCTGCGGTTGTCCTAGTTCTGGTATCAGTTCTAGTCTTTTCATTGTTTCAGTTTCTATCGTATATGGTGTTTCGCCTTGATAGATACTGTTAGGTGTTTTTGTGCTTGCACACCCACCCAATAAACATATAAGCAGCATCGCAGCTGCAATTTGTGGTATAGATTCCATATTAAAAGTTAAAGTCGCCTATCGGCACACTCATAGTTGTAGTTGTGCCATCTGGTTGTGTGATTGTTAATGTAATAATTTCTGTTGTTGTATCTTTGACCCAATAGATTGTAGAACCTTCTACTTCAGCAGTACCAGATGTAGGACAAGTGCCTGAACATTCTTCACCAAACATATTATCAACTAACTGTTTAGATAAGTTAGCATAAATTCTACTCTCAACGTTTTTGATAAACTTATTGATTGTAGTATTGTTGGCGTCACGCTCAGCAGCTGCGTCAGCAGACTTCTGGTCGTCAGCAATTTGTTTTTCTCTACTGTATCTTAATTGTTCAAGTGATAGGACATGGGTACTATATCCAACACCCGAGAAAGAAGGGTTAGAAAATTCATGTACAATTTCACTTGCGAAACTAGGTGCCGAAAACACATAAAATAACATACCTAGCACCGTAATTTTAAGTGCTTTCATATACAATATTTATATAAAATAGGTAATAGAAACAAACAATATGACATAGTGTATCATTTGGTCTGTCCAGATAGATGACCAAAACATCTTATTGTCTTTTACTTGTAAATAGTGAGAGTTTATTCTTGACGTTATCCAGTCTTGTATCCAATGCAATATTGCCATGAGTAAAACCCACCCTAATATGTTATAGAATACAACAATGAAAGGTAAAATATATGCCCCGACATGGGCAGATAGCCAATAATTTGACCTACTTTTTTGTGTTGCCATCTTCTCGGTTTGAAGAAGGCCGTCTCCTATCCAGTGGCAAATTATTATCTTTAGTATTATCGCTAGTTCCATGCTGTTTCTCCTCATTCTCTTGCATTTCAAGCACCGTGTTTAATTTTGACCTCAATCTAATTAGGTCATTGTCGAGCATTCTAATTCTGTCTATCAGTCCTATTAACACACCATTTGCTTCACTTAACTTTATCTTAACTTCGGTTGTGATAAAAGTATAAATGAAATAGATGAACCATCCCATAGCTGCAGCTGCAACTGTGGCAAAGCCATACTTGTCTATGATTTCTACAATGTCCATTAGTCCTTTCTAGCGTCTATTTTCCCATCTGCCCTAGAAATTCTATCTTCATCTGGTCGAAGTTTTAAGGCATGAGATATAAGTAAATCTAATTTAATCATGTCATTGTTCATTGTTTTAATTCTATTATCTAATCCCATAATGATACCGTGCATACCTTGTACTTGACCAACTACTGATCCTAATATGTATTTGAGAATGATATAAATGAAAAGACCCATAACAGATGAAGCTGCTACAGGTACACCAAATTCAATAACTAATTTAAAAAATAAATCCATACTCCTATTTATGCTAAAAAAAAGGGGACACAATGCCCCCTTTTTTGAATATTCAAAGCTCTAAGGAATTACTTTTTCCAAATTGCCCATAAGATTCCAATAGTAATTAAACCGATAAGACCTTGTGATCCTAAGTCTGATACTATTGCTGAAATATTGTTGATAACACCTAGTGATAAGAACGGTACGTTTGAACCGAACACTACCTCTAAAGCAACTGACAATCCAATTAGTGCTATTGCAACATGGGTTACATTACTAATTGCGTCTGTTATTGTTTTCCACATATTAATCTCCTTGTTTGATTTTTGATATCTCATATTACTACTAATAATATATTAGTAATATTTATATAAAATAGGGGTTGAAATACTATATCTCAACCCCATAAACGAAATACAGGTGGAGAGATTACTCCTCTTCTGCTAATTTTGAAAAATAATCAAGTGTTTCATCACCATCATCTTCATCATCAACACTAGGAGCAGCTACTGTTTCCGTTGTCGCTACTGGTTCAGGTTTAGTTGCTGTCGGTGGGATAGCAACATCTTCTGCTGTGCCAGTATTCCTTACACCACTTAAAACTTTATCAAGTTTGCTTTTCAGCTCATCATAAGATTTAAAGTTTTCAGGTGCTAGGAAAGGGGTAAGAGGATATTGTTTGTTCCAGATTTCTTCAATCTTCTCATCATTATCTGCAATAGCACTTACACTATCAAATTCTGATTTATCATAGTTCCAATATCCGTCAACTTTTCTAATTTTTAGTTTGAAGTTTGCACCTTCCCAAAAGTCAAATGGGTTAATAGGTTTCTCATCTTCAAATTCTGGTTTCATCGCCTCAGTAATCTTATCAAAGATTTTCTTACCAAACTTAAATAATTTTACTTGGCCTTCATTCTCTGGATGTTTAGGGTCTGAAACAACTAGAACATTTGCATAGTAAGACAATTTTCTTTTTCTCTTTCTTGCAATCTCTTTGTCAGCGTCAACACCAGAGTTCCAAAGAATACTGTTTGATTCACTTACTGGATCTTTTTTATCTAAAGTTGTTAGAGAGTTTTCAATATACCAACCGCCAGGTCCTTGAAACGCATGAGACCATAATCTTGCCCATGGTAAACTTTCATCTTTAACTGCTGGTAAAAATCTTAACACAGCATAACCATTGCCAGATTTATCTAGTTCTGGTTTCCATAGTCTATCGTCTGTGTATGATTGTTTTTGTTTTTGTGGTTCAGCGACTTTTGATAGTTCGCCAATTAGTGTGTCTAGGTTAGACTTTGAGCGTTTTAACGCTGCAATACTTGTATTCATATTATCTCCTTGTATAATTGTATTCGTATGTTTATCTTATCCACTTTGTATATAATATATGTTTATATTTATAATGCAAACTAGGTGGGACTATGGTATTACCCACAAGTGACAAGACAGATACCATATCTAAAATTGCCACAACCTACTCCTACTTGTCAGTAGTTTGACACCCCTTGTTTTCCAAGTTATGCCTGGGTACAACCCCTGAGCAGTCAAGTTCGATCCTCTGGTAAAGACCTCTTCCTTGCACTAGTACAAAAAGTTTGCAATTCTTTTTGTGCATTAATAACATTATAACACATTCGTGCTATAATGTCAAGCCTTTTGAAACTTTCCGATATCATAGTTGTTAATAAGATTACTATTGATTTCGGTACCGTCTGTATATTTAACTTTCGGTTGACTTAATTGTTCTTGCATTTCTTTCCGAAGTTTTTTATTTTCTTCTATGAGTTGCTTGTTCTCTTTTACTATTTCGTTTATTCTACTTTCCAAAGATGCTATCTTTAGATTTGCTTCCATAACATTATGTTCTGCTGTGTATTTTCCTGCTTGGTCCATAATTACTCCACTACTTTATTTCGTAAAGTTTTCTTATACTTTACTACATTATAATTTAAAAAAGGTCTGTACCTTATCATTCTATCAAATATTTTTGGCCACAAAACCTTTTCGCCTATATTTTTATTTAGGCTTTTTGCGAACCCTAGGATATCATTTAATATAACTACCGTTTCAAAATTTATCTTCTTTGATAAAAAAAGTTTAACAATGGGTGGGTGTTGTTTATCTTTAGAGGTAAAGAGTCCATCAAAGGTTTCATTCTTTTCTGTCATATAGTTTAGCATTGTGTCAATATCCTGTTCATAATAATAATGTAATGCTTCTATTTTTTTGGTCCATTGTTTGTAATTGTCATCACCAGTTTTGCCAATGATGTCACCAACCCATAGATTAGTATTAGAAACAAAATTGCTAACGAAGTAATTAACAATAGTGTTATTGTTATAAGATTTAGAAAGCCTATGAAAGTAATACCTATCCCTTCTTTTAGTAAATGTTTCCAATCTTGCAGTTGTTCTTCCATGGTGTTTATGAAAGTCGTAAGATTGTCCTTTACTTGTGAAGTGGAGTTTGATTGCCAGATAGATTTTATAAACTTCAAAACCATTCACTTACTTACCGCCTAGATACCTCAACATAGTTTCTGGATCCGACACTTCATATGGGTCATCATCATTACTTAAATTATTTAACCCAGGTTCTACGAACATTTGTTTAACTTCTTTGTTATCTATGAAAGCAGAATATCTCCAACTTCTCATACCAAACCCTTGAGCAGGTTTGTTGACTAACATATTTAAACTTCTTGTAAATGCACCATCACCATCTGGTATCATTTTTACATTTTGTATTTTTAAATCTCTTGCCCATGCGTTCATTACAAAAGCGTCATTTACTGATATACA